TTCCACTGGCCCTCGATCGCAGCCTTCTGCTGCCCAGCCTTGGCCTCGGCTTGCATGGCCTCGGCTTGGCTCGCCGCGCTGTAGACCTGAGCGCCGGCCGCAAGGCCTCCAGTCAGCGCCGTCAGCGCGAATTGCGACCCAGCGCTCATCGTCAACGGGTCCATACAGTCAGCCCCTCGATTGTCTCATCTGATCGGCTGAACCCTAGCCGCTCGATCCACGTCTCTGACCCGGCAAACTTCGGATCGGCCAGCGCGTGCAGCGTGACCCCTCGCTCGTCAGCCATCGTCAATAGCTGCTTTGCCGCCTTCTGTGCCAGCAGCAGCTTGCCCGGTACACACCTCTGGAACGACAGCCACCAGCGCCCGTCACGGGCCTTGTAGGCGCAGCCCATTCCCTCGATCAGCCACGTCGTCGCCGAGGTCAGGCCGAACCACTCGGCCGGTTCGTCGGCTCCAAAGCCGAGCGCGATCCAGTCGTCAGCCGTTGCCTTGCGCAGCGCCATCGCGCGTCTCCACGTCGAGCACGAGCCCCTGCACCGTGCACGGCCCCTCGGCGCTGTCGACGCTGAAATACACCCGCGCGTCAGGCCCCCAGTCGGAGTTGATCGGGAAGATGTCCTGATCGTAGTGCGTGAAGAACTGGCTGGCGGTGCGCTCGAGCCCGTTGATGATCGCCGGCATCGGATCGGTGTGATCCGCGTCGGATCCGATCAGGACGCCGTCCAGGCACGAATTGGAGAGCAGCAGGCCGACCCCGTGCACGATCTTGGTCTGGCCAATCGCGGCCCCGAGGCCGGCGGCATAAGACAGCTTTACGCTCTTGAACGTGCCGCTGTAGCGCTTGCCGTATACGAGCCGGCTGTAGGTGGCGCCGAGTGCTGCGACGCCCGAGCCGTCGAGCGTCACGTCCGCGCGGCGCGCGCCATCCGCCCACACCTGCACGGTCTCGCCCGCGAGATGCGTGCCGCCGGTGATGGACGAGATTGAGCCGGTCAGCACCTTGTAGCTGTCGAGCAGAGTGCAAGTTGAGACGCTGGATTGCGCCGCCTCGGCAGAGATCTTTTCGTGATACCGCGCACCATCGACGTTGACGATCAGGTAAACGTCGTCCTGGCTGTCGCCGCGCTTGACCGCCACGTCCTCGATGAGCCCACGGGCATGCTCAAGCGTCGTCACCGCGACCACCTTGTCGTCGCGCTCGAACGTCAGCACCGCCATCGTGCCGTCCTCGAGGACGGCGTAGTGGCGCGTGTCCGGCTGCTGCTGCACAGCGGTGCGCACGATGCCGGGTCGGTAGGCGGCCGGGTTGAGGCGGGAGACGTCGTTCGACTTGAACCGCGTGCTGCCCTCGGGCATCCCGATCTCATAGAGCCGCTGGCCTGAACTCTGCACGAAGAATAGCCCATCGTCGTGACGGGCCGGCTCGATGTCGGCGCAGCCCCGACGCGACGGCTTGCGGACGGTGTACCTGGTGATCGTCAAAGGCTCGTCGAGCTCTGAGGCTGCAATCACCGTCTCGGCCGTCTGCGTGCCAACTAGAAGCCGGTCCTGGCTGGCGGCCCACAGCACGTTGCCGCCGACCGTGCGTGTGAACGGGGCGGAATCCCCTTCCAGCCCGTCGTCGTAGACATAATAGTCCGTGGCCTTTGATCCGTAGTGCGTATCGCCCCGGAACCAGTGCATGCGATCATCGGGGATTAGTGGCGTCCGCGGCCAGCCCCGCACGTCGGACCAGTCGCCGATGCGCCACGACCGGGTTGCCGACGTGTTGCCAAACGGCACGATGGTTTCCACCTCGGCAACGGTGCCGGATGTGACAGACGTAATCCGCGCCCGCGCCGTCTGCACACCGGATTCATACTCCAGCGTCACTGTGGCCGAGCCCGACGTGTAGGCCGTCACCTCGAACTTGTAGTGCACGGTGAGGTTGTCGAGGGTGTCGTCGACCTGCGTGCGTGGGAACGCGATAGCGCCGTCGACATAGGTGGCAAACGTCGTCCACGAACTCGGCGTGTCGATGTCATAGGAGCGCTTTAGGGCGATGGTGCCGGTGAAGCTCGACGTGTTAACGCCGGTGCGGAAGAAGTAGCGGCCCGCGTCCACGCCGATCACGGTGATGTAGTCAGACGACTGTCCCGCGCCGGTGAACAGCTGCGACACGGTTTTGGACGTCTGCGTCAGCTCGATCAGCGCCCCGACGTGTCCAGCCTGGAACGTGCTCTCGCTTGCCGTCACGGTGGTATTGCCGGAGAGAGCGGCCGGCGTCAGCGTGACCCGGTTTGAGCCCGGCACGAACGGGCCATCGTCGATCTTGTAAAGCGCGATGCCCCAAGACAGCGCGCCGCGGTGCTCGATGCGGCGCTGCTGCTGGCTGCCGTCCCCGCAGAACACCGTATCGATCGATTGCCAAGTGCGGAGCTGCCGCGTCTGCGCCCAGGTCCATGGCGTCGGCACCACGAGATCGCCCGCACTCGCAAATGCGATCGAGGACACGGTGCGTGTCACCGCATCGTCGGCCGACACGTCAATGTAGATCGTGGCTCCTCCCGGCGTGACACCGATGAAATGGGTGCCGGTGTCGAGTTCGGCGTCAGCCTGTAGCTCCTGCCCGCCGGCCGTGGTGCCGATGCGGAGGAACACAGGGCCGCGGGCGACAACCACCTGCAGAACGTTGACCTTGGCCTGATCGTCGGACGCAATCGTCACCGTCTGGCGCAGCCTGGCCGAGGCGGTTGAGGTGGCATTGAATGTAAGGGTCGCGCCGCCGGTGGCGGTCGCGGGTGAGGTCGAGACGTCGGACCATCCCGCCGTGTTGATCGTGCTCGCCACGCTCGGGATCTGCTGGATCACGCCATCAAGCGAGACCCGCATTGCGTTGGCCGAGAGCAGCAGCATGTAGCTGTCGCCCTCCTCATTGTCGAACGGGATCTGCCGGGTTTGCGCGTCGCTCGGAATGCGAGCCAGGCTCTCGCAGCCCGGCCGGATCGTTGCGGGGCCAAGCACGCGCGGCAGCAGGTTGGAAACCGGGTGCTCGCCGGCCAGCCGCATCTTCTCGAGATCGACACGGGCGATGGCCTCGGGATCGACACCGCCAGCGTTGAGGGCGTAGACGTACTCGTGCTTGCGCATCAGTTCATGCGCCTAAAGCCGGGGGTTCCGCCCGATCGCGCCATCACGAAGCGGCCGAGCGGCAGCACCTTCGGCTCCTGCTGGATTGCGTCACGCAGCAGCGCGTCGGAGAGCTTGGCCCGGTAGACCGCCTCGACCTTGTCCTTGATGCTGTTCGCACCGACGCGCAGGCTCTTGCGACCCTGCTCGATCACCAGCTCCGGCGTCACCAGCAGCGCGAGATAGGCAGCCACCGCCTCGAGGAAGTTGGCCGACCACTGCGCCGGGTCGGTCGAGTCGTCGTCCCAGGCGATATACTCCAGCACCACAGGCGACACGGTCGTATAGACCGCATCGCGCATGAACTGGTGCCGACACTCCAGCGTGACGTTGGCGTCGGACCGGATCCAGATCTTGTGCAGGAAGTCGTCGGGCAACAGGAAGCCGTAGTCGAACCCGGCCATGTCCGGCAGGTTGTCGTCGTCATCCGGCTCCGTCGCAGGCGCGACGACGTATCCCTCGACAATGCCACTGTCGACGCCGCCCGGTACGGGCTCGGTGCCGCCCGTCAGTGTCGCGCGGCGGGTGGCGAAGTTCCAGGCGCCCTGCTCCAAGACGTACTTGAGCGCGTGATCCCATGAGCGGTTCATGTGCCAACGCAGCTTGTCGGCCTGGGCGTGGACCGATACCGACCCGGCCAACTCCTGACCGATGAATTCGAGTGCACGGCGGAACACCGGCTGCCGCGCAACCGGAATCTGGCCGTTGAGCAGGAACAACGCCTCCTTGCTCTTGGCTTCGTCCAGCGCGGTCTGCATCTTGCCGTCGAGCATGCCCACGTCGCCGGCCCCGGCGCGGGCGAGTTTCGGGGCCACCAGAGAGGCAAGATACAGCACCATCACACGGGTAAAGTGCGGCGGCCAGTTCGCCGGATCGAGGTTGTCGGCGTGCTCGCTCATGTACTCGAGCAGGCCCGATGCGACCGCGGCATAGATCGCGGCGCCGGGCTCGGCGTGGTCGATCTGGTACTCGTCGGCAGCGGTGCTCTTGAACCACACCTTGCGCAGATAGTCGGCCGGCCGTGTGAACCGGAACGTGTAGGGCGGATAAGCCGCGTCAGAAACGCCGGAGAGCTGCGCGCGCCGCCGGGCAAAGTTCCAGTCCTCCATGGTGAGCACGTGCTCGATCGCATGGTCCCAGGCGGCGTTCAGCTCGTATTGCCGGGTGTTGGCGTCGGTCGTGTTGGCGAGCGGTGCCGAGCCCAGCTCGCGCAGCGCCGCGTTCCAGATGATGAGTTTGGTGGTGGTGGCCATGAATCACTCCGTCCCGCCGCCGCTTGTTGTCGGAATTCGGGCTCGTCCCATAATCATGGCGTCACACCAAAACTGCTCATTAGCATGTGCATTGCTTGAACTCGACTTCCCGTAAATATGGCGTATTCGACCCAGTGCCAGACACGCCGTATAGCTCGTAGTACCTATAGCCAGTCGTGTTTGCTGTCGGTTCGGTAATGGTTTGCTCTGTACCACCCCCAAGAGTAAAATCAGACCCGAGCGTCGTCCACGACGACGCATCATGAGATGCACGAACACGCCATGTACCATGAGTTGCTGATGTGCTCTGTTTCCATAAGATTTCAGTTATTTTGACTGATACCGATGCACCAAAATCAAATCTAAAAGATATCCCAGCGACGCCTTGACCTGATAGAAACCAGGTACTATTTGTGGAGTTATCAGAAACCGAACCATCGACAAGAGCCGTCGCACCCCCGCCTTGCGCCGTAAAGCCATGTGTGGATACCGTTATTGAGCCAGTCCTGTTCCCAGTGACATATGCTGGAGTGCACGAACACCCCCTAACTTGTTTGGCACAAAAACCAACAAGGTTTGTGAGTACCAAGCTCATTGCGGCCACCGACTGTCGTCATTATAGTCAGACGGGATTGGAGTCAAAGACTCGATAACGTCTGATGCCGTTCGCACCGCCTTGATCCACGCCCATGCCGATTGCAGGGCCGAGGCTTCGGCTGCTTCCGCCGCGCTCCACGCGCCGTTTTGTCGCCAGGCGTCCTGCAACTCGACGCCGCGCGCCGTCATGTTGACCTGCTTCCAGTCGGGATAGCGGGCGAGGATGCGGCGGCGCGCCTCGAGTTTCACCAGCGCCTGCAATTCCGCCAACGGCCTGTCCTGCACGGTCCAGGCGCGGAGCACGCGGATCTCATCGATTGTCTCGACCGGCCCGGTGACGTATTGCCGGAACGGATCATGCAAGGGCGGCTCGCCTTCGACCGGCCGCCACAAATGAGCCTTGTGCTGCGGAATGTCCCCAGACGCGAGCTCCCGGCGCTCGACGACCTGCCCGTGCTCGATGCGTGCGTAGAGTGTCATGATCAGTCGTCCGTGGCCGCGTTGGTGCTGAAGTAGAGGTGAATGCCGAGCAGCTTGGCGTCGGCTGCTATCGTGTCCGCGCCGTTGGCGACCTCGCGCGTCACCTCGAAGTACACAGCATCGCCTTCGGCCGGCGTCCCGCCGATCGCGATCGCGGTGCTCTCCGCCGTGATGTGCATGTCGTTGGCCGCCAACAGCGTATCCGTCACGACTTGCTGGCCAGAAACAGCCGTATCCATCGCGTCGTCATCGCTGAACGCATAGGCCGCGAGCCCGAACGCCACGCCGCCGGAGCCGGACGAACCCGGCGCCTTCCTCGGTCGTGGTGTCAAAGTCGAGCGAGGACAGCATCACGTCGTTGGTGGCCAGTTCGGTCGTACCGGACGCAGCCCCGTTGGTGGTGCGCGCCGTCATGGCGGCGGCCGGCACCCAGATCGTCTGCTTGCCGGCGAAGCCATGGCTCGTCACCGTGCCGAATACCGTCTTGGTCCCCGCCGATAGGTTGACAGCAGAGCCCGCGTTGCTGGACGCGATGATGGTCGTGCGCGCCAGCGTGGTGCCGGAATGCGTGTAGGTCCCGACCCCGACCTCCCACTCCGCGCCGCCGTCGATGGTGTAGTACACCGTCGCGTCGGCCCCATACGCGGCGCCGAACGTGCGGAACCCCGTCGGCGCCGAGCCCGCCAGCGTCAGCGTGCCGGTTCCCGTCGTGGTCGTCGTATCCTTGATGCGGTCCTTGAATACCGGCATTTCAGATCACCCGTAGATGTAGCTGCGCGCCCGCGGGAAAGTGTCGTGGTCTGCAGGATGACGTCGAGCGTCTGGCTGGCACTCGACGTGCGCGGGCCGAACACCTCCGCCGCCTGTCCGATGGTGTCGAGGCCCTGCGCCGCGATCGCCGACGCGATGGCGCCGGTGCTCGCCGATTGCTCCAGCGTACCGAGCGTCTGTGTGCCGGCGATCGCGGCGAGCACAGCAGCGGTGGCCGACTGCGCGATGGTATCGAGCGTCTGGATTGCATAGACGCCTTCCGACCGAAGCGTCACCGCCTGGGTGACGGTACCGAGCGTCTGCGCCCCAGACAGCGCAGCAACGGCAGCGGTTGCCGCCGATTGCCCCACCGCACCCAGCGTCTGTGAGCCCCACAGCCCGGATGGAGCGCCGATGCTGGCCGATTGCCCGACCGTGGCGAGCGTCTGGGCTCCTGACAGCGCCACGACGACGGCTGTGGTCGCCGCCTGCGTGACCGTCGCTAGCGTCTGTGCCGCACTGGCGCCGACGCTGCCCCAGGTCTCGGCAGCAATCGGCGCTTCGGCTATCGCGCTGTGGCCTAGCACTCACGGGTGCTCCAGATCAGGCGTTCGACCCGGTGATGGTCCATGCGGTGATGTTGACCGACTGGCCGGTGGTTATCACCGCGTTGTCGATCGTCATGTCTCCGCCCGAGGTCGCCACCGTGCCCTGCATGTGGCAGGTGGTGCCATCGGACGCATAGACACGGTAATGCGCCGCCGTGCCGGTGCCGGTCGCGGTGCCGCTGATCGGCGTCGAGGAGAACGCCTTGCTGCCGGACGCCGCCGCCCCGGCCCAATCCGACCCGAGCGTATAGCTGACGAGCACGCTACCGCTGTCGGCCGCCGCGCAGTTGGCCGGCGGCGACCCGGTCTTGATCTTCACCACGGCGGCCGTGCCGATCGCCGTCTCGATGGCGTCGAGCATGGCGTTCCTGACGCCGGTGGAAAGTTGGATGGTCATGGGTCCCTCTAGGTCTTCCGAACGGTCAACGACAGCGTCGCGGCGGTAACGCCAGAGCAGCTGTCGACGTTGAAACGCATCACCGAACCCGCGGCAACGGCTGTGGTCCAGCCCGTCAGCGTACTGTCACTCGTCTTGTTGGCCCCCGCCAGTGTCGGCTTGGCCGCGGCACAGATGCTGTCCGCCACCGTCGGCGGGTAGTTGCCATACGTATCCACCTGCACATCGACGATCATGCTGCCCGTGGCATCCGCCAGCAGCTCGGCCTTGGTGATGGTGCAGGCGAACGGGATCGAGCGCACCGTATTGGTGTTGGCGGCGATGCTCGTGCCGACCCCGTCGAAATCGACGGCGATCACGGCGGTTGCCGCATTCGGTGATCCGCCCGCCAGCAGCCGCCAGTACGTGTTCGATGTCGTGGGAAGAACAGGGAGCGCCGACCCCGTGCTTGCGCTGGCGTAGACGTAGAGCCAGGTCGAGCCGTCGCTCGTCACCGTGTCGTTGTAGCTGTACTCGGTCAGCGCCGAGTAGGCGCCGCGATCGGTCCACGGCTTCACCAGTCGCGGCAGCCCGGTGCGCACGGGCTGCAGGATGTCGATCGCCGTGACCTGCCCCGGCTGCACGCCGGACTGCCCCTGATCGTTGGCACCGGCATAGCGCGCCTCGTTGTCCCCGTTGAGCGTGACGATGCCGTATTCCTGATGCGATCCGAACACGGACCACGACTGCAATACGCCGCGCGCCCCTTTGACGAGCCCCCAGGTCTGTGAAGCAGCGGCAACGCCGGCAACACCCATGCCTGTGTTGTAGTAGGCGTCATAGCCTATGCTGGCGAGCACCTTGTACGTGGCTATCGTCGCTTCAAGGTAGATCGCGGTGTAGGAATTGCCGCCGGCAATCAGCGCGCCGGTCAGCGCACCTGCGAAACCGCTCGGCAACCCCGCGAGCAGCGTGAACACGTTGAGGTTCACAACCGCGCCGTTGCCGAGCAGCGCTTGGCTCGCCATGTAGCCGCAGAGGTAGCCCTGCCCCGTCGAAGTGATGGCGAGGCAGTTGCCATACTCGCCACCGCCGGCATAGAGCGCCGTGACAGTGAGCGAGGCAATGGCTCCGGAAGCGAGCTGGAAAGTATTGACGGCAGCGCCGCCGAGCGCAGCACCGTCGCCGTTGCCATAGGCCCGCGATCCAGATACCTCGACCTTGCCGGCCGTCGTCCTGATCCACATCACCGCCTTGATCGCTGTGACGTTGCTGCCGGTGACAACGGCCTGGGCAATGTCGGTGCGGTCGATGCCAGATGCCGGTGCGGTTTCGAGATAGTCCGGCCACGCCATAGCTACAGCATTGTTGTTGCCGTGCGCGCCGTCCGTTCCGGCACCCCAGCGCAACAGCTTGCCACCCGAGGTCACGGCTCCAATTGGCGCGTAGGCCGTATCGACCGCCATCGACACGACACCCGTGATCGGCGTCGTGCCGTCGCTGAGCGTCATCAAGCGCGGCGTCGTCAGGTTAGCGGCGTTGTTGTAGCCCATGACGTGCTGGGCACCTGAGTACCCGCACGAGTAGATGCGGCCGGTGCTCGTGACCGCGAACCAGAATGCCTCCGAGTTGCCCCTGTTGGCTTCGGTGTAGACCTTCGTGACCTTGATGCCGGTGAGGCCAGAAACCTTCGTAAGCTGTGTATTCGCCGTTGTCGTGCCGTTGCCGGCCTGTCCGTGTGCTGCCGAGCCGATGTGATAGAGGTTGTTGGTGGCTTCGTCCGTCTGCACCAAGGCGTAGTTGATGCCGCAGTAGATGGCCTCGACCGACACGCTCGACGCCCACGGCAAATGCAATTCGTAGGCCGACTGACGATCACCAACCGGGTTGAAGCTGAGATTTGCCGTGTCGCCCCATACCAAGACGCGGCCGTCTGCCGTTGCCGCCGCTTGGTATTTGTTGGACCCGCCGCCGTTGGTCACGCCAAGCTTGACGATGCGGGTGTCTTGGGCCGAGACCGGCAGCGTGATCGTGGTGCCGCCGCCCGACGCGCCGAGCTTGTTCCAGACGCCGCCGCCGAAGTAGAGCTCGTCACCAACCGCCCATGAGGCCTCGCCATCCAGCGACGTCGTGCCGGCAACCGAGACGCGATAGAGATGGCCCGTCGTGCCGACGCTCGACGCCAACGTCGGAGTGTTGGTGCTGGCGTTCCATGTGCCCTGGAACTGAAACGGCGAGGTCAGGATGGCCGGGATTTGAGAGGTGGTGAGCTTGCCTCCGCTATCTAGCGTGGCAACACCGCTGTTCGCTCCGAGCAGGGACGTCGCGACCTTCGCGTCGACCAGCGTCTTGAGCGCATTTAGCGCCGCGGTCGCCGAGGCGCCCGAGACGCTGCTGTCGTTGAGAACGTCATCGGTGCCGAACCCGGCCGGCACACCGGCCGCCACCAGCGCGTCGACCTCTGCCTTCGAGTAGGTCGACAGATGCCGCCTGAGCCCGGCCACGCCCTCGGACAGCAGCGTCGGCCAGGACGCGATCAGGGTGGCATCGCCTGTGCCCGCGTAGACCCGCAGCGTGCCCGGCGCGTCTGTGACGCCGGCAGAGACCTGCAGCCAGAGCTTGGCGGTGGAATAGCCGCTGAGCCCGGTCGGGTCAGATCCGGCGCCCGTGAAGACCGAGACGATACCGAGCTTGTGCAGCTCGAGCGCGGTCTTCTCGATCGACCACAGGCGTGCGTTGGCGCGCGTTGAATCCGCGTCGGGATAGTACGGGTCGCGCGTCTCTGAGGGGTCGAACTCGTCGAGGGCCATGGGCTGCGGTCCTTTAGGCGGTGATCACAGCGGCCTTGTCGCCGGACGAGACGCGGAAGATCGACACCGAGTTCGCCGGACAGAGGAAGCGCAGCGTGTCGGTTCCCGCGTTGGGCGCAGAGCCAAACGAGACGTAGACGAGCGTATCAGTGGCGACGCGACAGAACCCCTGCGAGGCCGTGGCCGCCGCGGTGGTTGCCGCGTTGCTGCCGCTTGGCGTCTCGGTCTCCACCACCGTGCCCGCCGTGTATGGGATCGTGTCGTCGACCAGCGAGCAGAACGCGAATTGCGTGGCGGCCATCAGCGGCCTCCTTTGGCTGGAGCCTGAGACGGAGTGGGCGCGAGGGTCTTGGCCTTGGCCGCGTGCAGCTCGGCCGCGCGCCGCGCATCATCGCGGGCCGTGCGCTTCTCCGTCAGAATGGCGCCGCCGGGATCGATCGCACGCCAGCCGTTGCCGGAGATGTATTCAACAGTGTAGCCGTTGGGAGCCGGCGCTTCCGTCTTGGTCTCGGCGTTCCAGGCGCGCAGCACGCGGGTGTGCACCAGGCCATCACCGGCCGAGAGCACGCGCAATTCTGCTTCCCAGGTGCCGTCCTCGGCCAGGATCTCGATACGGTTCCACGCGTGGCGGCCGAGAATGCGCTGCTGGCCCGCCTCCTTGACAACGTTGCGCCAGTAGTCGGGGCGGCGGCAGTCGTCGAGCGTGTGCCCGACCGGCGCGATGTAGCGCAGCATGACGGCGGCGTCGTAGGCATTGTCGAGCGAGCCGGGGCGGGCTTCGATAGGCTTGTTCAGCATGGGGTTCCCTGATGAGAGAGGGCGGGATCACTCCCGCCCTCGGTTGTCGTTTACGCCGCGCCGCAGGCGGTGATGGTGCCCGCGCCGGTCGTCGCCGAAATGTCGGAGACGTAGTACCAGCCCGTGTCCGAGAACGCGGTCGGGATGGCGACGGTGCCGGCCGACACGACACGCACGAACACCATGTCGCCAACCTTCATGCCGCGACCTGCAGCACCCTTGCCGGAACCGGCAGTAGAGGCGTCGGTGATGTAGCCGGACGCGTCCGCGTCACCGACCGCTTCGACCGTGTCGAGCACCCAGATCTGGCAGGCGCCCGAGTTGGCAATGGCCTTCAGGCCAGCCGTTGCATAAGCCATGTGTATGCCCTCCTATCAGGCGTCGTCGTTGTGCAGGAACTTGAGGATGCCGGTGTTCTGCAGGATCTTGGCCGCGCCCTTGAGGGTGGCCGAGCAGTAGTGGTGGTGATCCTGATCGTCGTAGCCGGCGGAGTAGCGCATCTGATTGGCCGGCATCGCGACGCCGAGGGCGCGGCGGTGCACGAGGTAGCAGGTGGCCGAGGTCGAGCCGGCGCCCGGCAGGTTCGGGTGGAAGATCCAGCCGACATCCAGCCAGTTCTTGATCTTGCGCTGGTTGGCGAACGCGCCGGTGTCGCCCGCGATCGGCTTGGTGTTGACGTAGTCGGCCGACACGTAGGCGTTGATGTTCATCAACCTGGCCCTGACAGCCGGCGTGCCGATGAACGTGACGTCGTTCGGATTGATCGGCACGGCCGATTCCTCGAGCGCCATGATCATCCGCGTCGCGGTGTCGAGCGTCATCGGAGCCGCCGTCGCCGAGTAGGACGTCGAGGCGTTGGCGAGCTCGTTCAGGATCACATAGTCGTGCTCCTGGTTGACGCTCTCCATGATGCGGTGGTTCATCTTGGCGCGCTCGTCGGACTGCGACGTAAACGCCTCAAAGTCCGTCACCTCGAACTTCTTGACGTACTCAACGAGCGTCGCAGTCACCTGCGTGTCGGAGACGTTGGTACGGGGGATGCGCCCGTCAATGGAGCGGGTCTGCATGCGCCCGCCGACTGCGGCGACATCGAACACCACCGAGCGGCCCATATCCATGGCCTCCTCGGTGAAACGGTCCTGCAGCAGCGTGACGCCGACGTTGTAGGCCGCGATGAATTCGCGGCGATATTTGATTGATTCTACATTAGGCATAGGTCTGTCCTCGTGCCATGCGGTCGCTGTGCGCCGCTGTGTTGGATGGGGATGACCTTGGCGTCGGGTGTCCGTGCTCGGCGCTGGTTCGGGGTGTCCGCACGAGGCGGGGCCGTCAGCGCTGCGCGGGGCGAGCGTCAGTCGTGAGTGGGCAGGCTAGAGATGCGGGGCCGTTGCCGGGGTGTCCGCGGTCGGTGAACGCAAAGGATGGGGCACCCAGAGGATGCCCACACCATTGCGTTCAATCCGGAACCACAGGCGTCGCGACGGCGGCCAGCTTGGTCCAGACCTTGAGCACCCAGCCGGTCGCGCCCAGATACCGAGCCTCCCAGTTCCACGTCGCCGTGATCGCGGCCTCCTGCGTGCCGTCGCTATCCACGTCGTTGATCTTGACGCCGCTGGAGGCCTCGGTGCGGATCTCATGGCCTACGGCGGAGTAGCCGCTGACCGTGTGCCCCGCGTTGACGCCAGTCGGCAGCACGATCCAGTCGTTCGCGTTGGTGGTGTAGGCCGACACCGTGACGAAGCCCGCCGTGATCGGCACGCGGCTGGCGCGGTTGCTGTCGGCGGCGGCGACTAGCGTCACCGGGCCGTTGTCGGCGTAGTCCCCAGGATTAGGCATGCTCGTCTCCTATCGGTTAAGCGCTGCGGCGCCGCTTGGTTTCGTTGCCGTTGTCGTCGATCTCGCCTTTCGCCATGCGCGCCGAAAGGATCTTCTCGTACTTGCCGCCCGACTTCATCGCTTCGTCATAGGCGGCCTTGTCCTTGAACCGAAGGTTATCGATCTCGGACTGCTGCTGGGCAAGGCTCTTGCCGGTGCTTTCCAGCGCCGCGGCCTCGATCCGATCGGTGTAGCCGTCGCCCATCGCGAGGCCGGCAATCGTCTTGAAGAACCAGGGGTGATCACCGAGGTAGCCGCCGCCGGGCAGCTGCGCGCGGGTGATCTCGATGAACGCGTCCTGGTCCTCGCCGAACTGCGCCTTGAGCCATTCGGTGGCCGCGGCCTGCTGCGCCTCGTACTCGCGCGAGCCGAGTTCGTCGCGCAGCCCGTTCTGCCACTCCTTCTGGCGGCCGACAGCGGCGCGGTTGAGAGCCTGCGCGTTGGCGGCCTCCTGCTGGAAGTAGAAGTCGGTGGCGCCCTTGATCTCGGCCGGGCTCCAGCCCTTCTCGTAGGCGAGCTTCGAGAAGTCGCCGAGCATGCCCTTCTGCATCTCGTTCAACTGCATGCCAGCCGGAGGCTCGATCTTGTAGGCCTTCATGTAGTCGTCGGGCTTGGCGTCGGTGCCGATCTCGGGCAGGCCGAGGCTCTTGCGATACTCCGTCACCTGCTCGGGCGTGGCGTTCTCGGCCAATCGCACCGGCGCTTGGCGCTCCGATAACTTGCCCCGCAGCTCGTTGTGAGCCTTGAGGAAGTCGGCCGGCTTCTGGTAGCGAGCCAGCGTTTCGAGCGCCTTGGCGTCCTCGCCAGCCATCAACGCACGCCAGTCAGGCCCGCCATTGCCGCCCATCGTCTCGACACCTGGCCGCGGCGTGCCGGTGGCGACAGCGGCCGGAGCCGCCGCCGGGTCAGCGGCCGACGCGCTTGCCGGTGCCTGCGCTGGCGCGCTCGAGGCGCTCTGTGGCTGTGATTGGGCGACTGCTCCGAGGCTCATGGGGTTCCTGTACGATGGTTTCTATGGGGTTGTTGATGGCGGCCATCAGCTCACGGCCAACGAACCGGCGGCCCTCGTGAAAGGCCATGGTGATCGGGTCTTTGTCGAAGCTCTGGCCGTGCAGCATGCCCAGCCGCTCGACGATGAGCGTGAGGGCGTGGCGGCCCGTGTCGGTCGCGAAACACGCCTTGATGATCTGCGCTTCTTCCTTGCTCCAGGGGTAGGCAATCATACCGGGCTCGGCAGCATCGGGTAGCCGACCTCGGCCGGATTCGGGATCGTCGCGGCGACGGTCGCAGCGTTCACACCACTATCGATCACCTGGGCGATGTTCGGGGCGGCAGCGACCGCCTCGCGCATCTGGTTGCCCTGCGCGATCGCCTCACCCGCAGCTGCCGCCGCATCCTCATCCAGCAGCCAGCTCGAGACGCCGATGCTGATCGCGCTCTCGCGGAAGCCCTTGGCGGTGTCGATCTGCTTCAAGGCGGGCGCCTGTGCGGCTGCCGCCTCGAGTGCGGCCCATGCCTGACCGAGCTGCCCCAACTCCGCGCCCTTCTGTGCCTTCTGCCGCTCGAGCATGTCGGTCAGCGGATTGTCCCAGGTGAATACCATCTGCTCCTTCTTGAGCGCATCGGGCTTCTCGCGCATATCGTAGCCGCCGGCAGCTTCGACGATGGTGTCGATCTCCATCAACAGCGGGTCGTTATATTCGGACTGCATCGGCGAGAACAGCGGCAGCGCGGCGCGCACGTATTCGTCGATCTTGAACTGGACCTCGAGCGTGCTCTTGGAGTTGCGCGTATCGGGCATGCGCAGAATGTCGAGGAAGAACGCCCGCGTCAGCTGCGCCTCGGTGCGCATCAATGCCTCGACGCCGAGCTGGAAATTCTTGCCGAGTTCCAGTGGCGTGACCGGGGCGCCGGTGCGCTGGTCATAGGCCTTGTCGACCCATGTGATGCCGCGGCTTTCAAGCCTGACGTCGCCACGGACGGTGTCGGCAGTGGCGATCAGCGGCGGATTGATAGACTTCTCGGCCGCTTCGAGGATCGCGATCATCTGTTGCTGGATCAGCCGCGCATCTGGCAGCGCGATCGTGGTGGCCGGCGAGATGGCATAGGGATTGCCAGGCAGCGTTACCCAGCGCGGGATGACGTATTTGAGCGTCCGCTGCCATGCCTCGCGCATCACATGGCGGTTCGTGACGTCGAGCCAGACGGAATACCAGCCGTCGACCCTGCGGCCCTTGCCCGTCTTCTTCTTGACGTAGGCATCATACTCGTCGGCCGGGATCACCTCGTGGCGAATCTCGAACTCCTGGTCGCCGTCCTTCTCACAAGCCTCGGTCATCTTGTGGTGCAGCGTGTCGCCCTTGCGGCGGAAGCGGGCCTTGATCACGCGGGCCGGCAGCATCTCCTTGCGGGTCACGGTGTCCGGCTTGTTCTCGGCCCCGATCGCCCACACCACGTCTTTCGTGTGCCAGGAGTGGATGCGCAGGCTCTCCATCATCTCGTCAGTGTCGACCGAGAGCACGGCGTCTCCGAACAGCGCGAAGAACTCGTCCGCGATCTTGGTGGCGCGGTGGAAGCCGGTGACGCTGTCGGTCATGATCCGGAGCATCTGGCCCGAGCGCCAGTCCAGATACTCGCGGTGCTCGCGGACGTTGTTGGTGTCGTCGTGCGCGGTGCGGTGCCAGAACCACTGCTTGCCTGATGGCCGCAGCATTGAGCCGACCTGGCCGACGAAATCGCGGGCGAGCAGCAAGGGTGTGCCGTCAACCAGATGCGCGGCAAAGTCCTCGCCCCACGTCAGAGACGACGTCCAGCTTGCGTGATAGGGCGCGAAGTTGAGCGCGATCTCCTGGCGCAGCGAGTCAAGGCTCGATCGCTTGGAGAAGCGCCGATCGCCACGCTTGAGGAGTTCGACCGCGTTGTCGTCGCTCAACCGAGTGTCGTCCTGCTGTAAGAGCCATCGGCGCCGCCAGCGAGCCGGGTGCTGTCGCGGCCCTTGCGGTTCATGAACTCGTCAGCCGTCTTGGCCTTGCGCGATGCCATCACGTCAGGGTCCATCGGCGAGGGAATGCGCACCGGCTCGGGCATGGCCGGGGCTGGGGCTGGCTGCGGGGCTTTCGGTGTCATCGTGCTCTCCGTGCGTGTGAGGCGTAGCGCTGCGAGCCGGTGGCGTGGGACTGCATGGACGACGCCAGCAACCCCTCGCGCGGAAACTCGGCCATCAAATCCGGGTCGACAATGCGAGCGAGGCAATCCAGCATGTCGTCGTGTGCCATCACCGGGAAGGCCTTGAACTCCTCCTCGACGAACACATCGGCGATGTTGCGGGTCTGGCCTTCGTAGTCGGTATACATGCGCGAGCGCGGTAGGATCATGCGGCGCTGCTCGAACACAGGTATCAGCTTCTTGATGCGGTCCAGCTTCGGTGTAGAGCCACCAAGCTCGGCGATGTCGAAGCGGTAGTTCCGGCGCTCCTGCTCGGCCTTGATGTGCTCGATATCCGCCTGCATCCCGTATTTCTCGTAGCCGACGCCGTTCGGCTTCCAGGTCCGGTGCAGGTCGAACAACGTTTTTGTGCGCTCGGTTAGGTTGAGACGATCTCGGACCACGTCGAGGGCCACGTATTTGTTGTCGGGGCCGAGACCGATCACCCAGAACGTGGTGTAGTCCGACGTGCGGCGCTTCTCGTTGGCTGGATCGCAGACAATATAGACGTTGAGGCCCTGCCGCTCGGGCGGGTTGTGCCAGTAGGCGAGCCAGTCGGTCTTGAAGGTCTGCGCGCCGTCACCCTTGGGATTGAGCAGCATCTGCGTTCCGAACGTGTAAGGCCCTTGGGATATGCGCTTCTGCTTGAGGGTTTCGGGCTTCATCAGCACGCAGTTGTCGGCCGTGAAGTTGTCCGTTCCGTCCTTGGTGCAGGGATGGGTGCGAACCGGCAGGCCGCGCTTGATCAGGTCTCCGTAGGTGTCGGCAAAATGGTAGCGCGTGCCGACGACCCCGAACGTCCCGCCTTCGGTGCCGAGGTTGTCGCTCATCTCATAGGCCGCAGTCGTCTTGGCGATCATGTCCGGCGTCGTCACGGATTCCAGCGTCACCACGTCGTCGTACTGGCGGTGCAGGAAGTGCTTCGATGTCGGCTGCCCATCAACCAAGCCGTGCGCCTCGACCGTCGCCTCCTTGGGGTTGCTCCTGCGCTTGACCGTGATGCCTTCATCCTCGGTCCACTTCGAGGACTCCTTGCGCGGGTTGGCGTAGAAGATGTCGTCGAACACCAGTTGCAGGTGCTCGTTGGTCTCCAGCTCGTACTTGATCTGCCGCAGGAACCCTTTCGCAATCGGCTTTGTGTGGCTGAAGATGCCGATGGTGACTTCGCGGCTCTCGATCGGGTCCTCACCGTGCGAGCGGATGATGCGGAACAGCGAGCCGGCGAACGTGAGGATCGTGCTCTTGTAGTGCTCACGGCTCCACAGGTCGAGATGCCCGTTGATCTTGCGCTGCACCTCGCGGCATCGCTCGAATATCCAGGGGTGATCGACATCCTGGCGGCGGCAGCCATAGCGCAGCAGCGCGTAGAGATCAGTTCTGTAGAGGTCCCTCAGTCTCGCCTTCTGCTCGTGGGCCGAGCACGTCTGCCAGGTGTTCAGCAAACGGTGATAGTGGCTCCGCTGAGTGATGATGCTTATGGTTTCCGTTGACATCCTTCACATCGCGCCATTGCTCAGGCTTGCGGTTCTTCAGCCAGAAGATCGCGGCTGTCGTGTCCGGCTGAACCTGCTCGCGGTACGGGACAATGACCTCCTTGCCCTCGTACTGAAATATCTTCACCGCGTCGGTCTCATAGCCGACGGCGCGCATGTAGAGGCTGCGCTCGACCCTTTGATCTGCAACTTCCTTGGCCACCTTTAAGGCCCGACAAAACTCGTCGTGCTCCGACTTCCACCGCTCGATGGTTCGCACTGCAACCTTGAAGAAGTCGGCGAGGTCCGCGTCAGTGGCACCGAGACTGCACAGCTTCTCCGCCTGCTCGGCTAGTTCTGGTCTGTACTTCGGCGGACGGCCTACAGGTTTACCGCCCACGAACCACCTCCGCGTTCAAACTGGCGAAATCCTTAAACGCCGCTGTCGCAGCGGCGTCATACGCCATCGCGGCGGCTTCAACGCTGTCGAAGTACCCAAGATGCTTATGCCTGCGCCCAACCGCGATCTGGGCTTGCCACTTCCCTTCACGGGTCACCCACGTAACGCCTTTTGCACCTGACGTGTTGCGCTTCGACAAGCTGCAATTCGCTCCGTTCTGTGCTCTCGTAGCGAGCCGCAAATTGCTGATCCTATTGTCGAGCTTATCCCGGTTGATGTGGTCCACCTCACCGCCTGGCCAAGCGCCATAAACGTAGAGCCACGCGAGCCGGTGGGCTTGATACTTTCGCCCACGCAACCCTATGGCCAAATACCCTAGCGCTACCCCGCCTGCACTGGACCCAGCCTTGCGGTTGCCGCGGGCAGTGCGCCACGAGAACATCCCAGTGACCTCACTGTAGGCGAGTAGGCGCTTAAGTTCGCCTTGGGTGAGTTCCTCACGCTGCATTGAGCGCCATGTGCAGATCCTTCCAGGAGATGGAAGGCTTGGCCGGCTCCTTGATGCGCTCGATAGTGTGGATGATTTGCTTGCCGGGTTGCTGGTGCTTGCCAGCAGCGACGATGCGGTCGATGTCACTGCCTGCGGTCTGATCCTGCCGGCGCGGCATGGGCTGCGCATCGCCGAAGGCCATGAAGAAGCAGACCGGCGCAAGGAACGTAGTCACGATGGCGATGAGTGCGCCGATCGCGATCTGCGTCCAGGTCATGGCCTCGGCGCCGGGCTCCAGGCTTGCGGTCCAGAGCTGGCCGACGAACTTGGTCTGGTTGATGATCGAGCTCGACCTGTGCTGCGTGGTCGCCGCCTTCTCGCGGGAGGCGTCCACCAGGCGCTGCGTGGCCTCGATGCGCTTGGTGAGGTCGGAGGCCTGCTCGACGGTGGCAATGCGCTGCTCCAAGGCGTTGGCCTCGTTCTGCAGGCGCTCGCACTCCTTGCCGCAGCCGGCCTTGCGGCCACGGTTGCCCTTCTTCTCCTCCTCGACACGGGCCTTGAGCGTTGCGAGCTCGGAACGCAGGCCGTCCGCCTTGACGGTCGCGGCCCATGCGTTGTCGGATTGCAGCTTGGCGAGTTGCGCCTGCCACATGGCGAGGTTCTTGCGGTGATCGGCGACCTGCTCGCGGGTATCGGTGTACTTGGTGTTCTGAACGCCGGTTTCCTCGGTGTCGCGGACACGATGGCCGATGGTGTAGCCCAGGTGCGAGAAGTACTCAGCGCCGATGAAGATAGTGCAGAGCATACCAAGAACAGCGGCGGTCGGGGTCCGGCCGGCCTTGCGCATGTGGTCGATCATGGTCGGCATGAAGGCGGCGACGATCGAGAGCAGGCCGAGGGTGACGGCGTGCAGGTAGCTCATCTCCCGGCCGAAGGAGAAGGCCATGAAGGCGCCGGAGACGAGGGCGACCATCCCGGAGGCGACAAGCACCTTCTTGACGGTGGCGATGTCAGTCTTGATGTGCATGTGGTGTGCCCTTTCGTTGTTGGAACGCGGGCTACTTGCGGATGAGATAGAACGCGCCGGCGAGGTAGGCCAGCGTGATGTGATCGATGGCCGGGACGACCGGGAGGCGGGCTCCGAACCGCTGGGCAATGGCCGCGAGGATCATCAGGGCGAGGCCCCAGCCGATCACTTGCAGAATGATCGCGTAGACCTGGCCGACAGTGATGTTCATTCCTGATTGCCCTTCGCGCGGGAGGCCATGCGGTGGATGAGATCGCCGATCTCGATTGCCGCGATGGCCACGGCCCAAAGGACGGCGGCGCCGAGGATCAGAGCGATAGCGATGATGAGAGCTGCCTTGAGGCCGGTGAGCATCTGGCTCTGTGATTTGGGCGCATTATCGGCTTGGGTGAG